AATTCACTTTTTATCCAGTTGATGACATATCCCGACAAAATAGAATCTGGATGAAAGCGCTCTATTTTATAACCCATCTCTTCAGCTTGATCATATCGATCAAGACTCCATGCTTTATTTGCCAGCTTTCCACCACGTCCACCAGACCAGGGACCACCCTCAATTTCAATGAGCAAACGCAATTTCACAACATGAAAATCAAAGCGCCAGTGTTTGGTATGGATCGGTTGAAACTTACTTTCAAAACCAATCGCCAAATCCTCAAGTTCTTCCTTAAGTGTTGCCTCAGCCTCGAGATATTTTTGCTTCGCCTTAGGCAGTGGTCTGGATTTGGGTTTGGTTTTAGGTTCTTTTTTCCGAGTAAGCCAAAAATAATCTTTACCATCCATGCCCTAGCCCCTTAAAAGAAGCCCTCAGGCTTGTTGTTGAGCCGTGCAATTAATTTGTTTTGCTTTGCTATGGCTAAAAAAAATCGCTCATCTAATTGAGCGATCTGTTCTGTAGATAATCCTTTCGTTGTACAGCTTCCCAAATGATTTAACTCTACTTGGAGCTGTCTAATCTCATGCGTAATTTTTTGAAATTCAGTCATACATACTCCAAAAAGAAAAAGCCCCGCCAATAACTAGTATGTAGCGGGGCCGTTTGCGCCGTAATCCGTCCGGCTAAAAGAGAGGTGTGCTTATAAAACACCCCTCACGAGATTAAAAATCTTATTTGCGTGTATTCCACTGGCGAATAGCATAATTAACAATTGATCTTTCTTCATAAACAGTGTCGTAATGAAAATTTTCATCCCAAGCGATCATCGCCCAAGCACTAGGGCCTTTTGATCCACAATCATGACACCATGTGAAAGCATCCCACGCTATAGAGCCGTCTTCATCTGGTTTTCCATAATGTGAAGAATCCGTACAAATTGAATCAGATCCACAAAATGGGCAATTCAAAGGTTTTTCATCTGGCCGTAATTCTGGTTTTTCTTGGTCAGCATGCCAGGTGTTTTCCATTTTCAATGCTCTAGATACGCAAAAAGCCCACTAAAATTAGTGAGCTTCTATTAAATTTTTCTGGCGATCCATGTATAAAGCGCCCATTTTAGAAATACTTATACTCAACCGTTCTGTTTATGTCAAGCAAGGGTGATTTCTTCTGATTCAAAATGAAACGATCTAGCCAAGCTTGTTCTAATACTGTTTTCCCAATTCTCTATACATGCTTCAGCAATTAACTCGTATGGTTCATAGCGCTCAGAATATCCAGATTTAGATACTTTTAATTTTGCGATCGTGATTTTTTCATGCAATGTATAAGGGCGTTTCCCCGTACCACCACATTTATCACAAAATTTAGAGCCGTTTGGATATCCCTTTTCATTGAATAACTCCAATTTGCCTAATCCCTGGCAATGGCCACACATTGCCTTTGTAAATAATCGCCCACGCAAAACAACCTCAGCAATACCTTTGGCCACATTTGATAAATCGCCCTGACAATTATTTGGCTTAAAGTTCTTTTTGATCATTTCACGATGGATCTTACCCGCCAGTACGTTTCTAACGCGGAAAAAATCAGCTGAGTTAATCTCCCCTTTTTTTATTTCAACTTTACCCGGTATTTCACCAATACGCTTTTTTGATTCCTTACCATTAATTATCCTGGTCTCATAAATTTTCTTTGTTTCTGTGATTTCTGCAATGCGCTCAAAATCAACACGTTCAAGCAGTAATTCTGCCCATTTTTTTGCACCTGCAGGCAATAAGGCAATTTCTCCCAAAACAACATGCTTAGTAATTTTTCCTTTACCTTCGCTTTGAGCAATAGCAAGGCGAAGTAACTCAATAAAATCAAACTTTTCAACTAGCATAATCGCCTTCCTATTTACCCTTAATTAATAATTCAATTTGCTTTAATGCCATACCGGACTTAACTTGCTCTGTACTGAACCGTAAAACTGTAAAACCCATCATTGCTGCGGAGTTGTATTTCTCCATATCCCCTAAATAGCCCTTGCCTCTTGTGTGACGGCCTCCGCTCCAGATACCACCTTCTACCTCAATCAAAATCTTTGTACCCGTTATTAAAAAATCTGCTCTCCATTTACGTGATGGATGGAATTTGTATTCCTGCTCAAAACTGATCTTGCATGCTTTTAACTGTGTTGCTAATACCGTCTCGCCTTCACTCGGCTGTCTGGTACCTTGCTTTGCTGAACGGCGCTTTTTATTTTTCTGAATAGGAAATAATTCACGATATTCAGCAAGGCTTATTGATGACATCAAGCACCACCTTTCAGAAAATGTTCCAACTCATTAGCAAAGCGGTTATAAACTCGTGCTTTATCCTGATCACCAAAAAGGCTGGATGAATGAGCATCTTGTTTATACTTCTGAGCCAGTTTTTCAATTGACTCCCTTAATTCAACCAGAGTGCTTTGCTTTTTGCCGCTGAGTGGTTCAATTGAGCGCGATACGTGGTCAGCCATTTCTTTTTCCATATGATCGAAGTAACTTTGACGTGCTAAATCTCTCGACTTGATTAGCTCTGGTGAAATAAGCTTTTCCATTTCACGTCGTTGCGCTTCAATCCATTTACTGTCCATTATTTAAGCCCTCTACAGTTAAAATTGCACTCTGCAATTCATTCATCTTTTGAGTTATCAAAGCGCCTGTTCTTGGATACTTATTTCCTAATCCTCCATTCAGCTTGAAATAACGCCTCATGTAAGCCTTTGCTTCTGGAAGACCACCATACGAATTAATTAATTGCTCAGCTTCACAGTGGTTGCATTTATGCATTTTCACGGTCCCCATATATTGATTCGTGGTCTTTCAAACGCTTTTCTAAACTTGAGAATGTGACTATGTCACCAGAAGCTCGATAGTTAGTAATGGCAGTTTTTACAACCTCATAACCACCAGCCTGATTAATAATTTCAACTGACTTCACCAGACGCTTGAGTTCAGAAAGGTCTACAAAATATTTTTCTCGGTCAGCCTTGCTAATCTCTACACTTTGACCACATTGGAACTCATAACCCTCGTTCCATTCAGTTGCGTTATCGGGTGCTGAATCTACGATTTCCTTCGCGTATTGCAGTCCTTTATCTCTAATCAATTTAGATGCTTTCATGCATTCACCCCATCAATTAACTTAAGAATATTTCTTGGAATAGGCATACCTTCACGGCGGCACATCTCTGCGTATTATCGCCAAGCAAATCACCACAGTAAGCGCAATGTCCACCAAACTTTTGTTTTAGCTCAGCACGTTGCTGTTTAGTTAGTTTCATTGGTGAATTCCTTTCTTAATATGTTCTTTACGCGCCAACCACCACAAAACCACCGCACCGCAAATAGCGGCTGTATAAAATGAAATGAGTAACCCCCACGCTAAAATCTCGAATTTGTTCATACATTCGCCCCTTCAATTAACTGAAGAATATTTCTTGGAATAGGCAGACCTTCACTACGGCACATCTCTGCATATTCATGTGGATTGTCGAAAGGATCTGGACCTAACTCTTGCTTGAGTTCTGGTTCTTTTTCCTTAGCCTTAAGCTTTTGTACTGGTGCAGGTTTACGGCCATTGATTTTTAAACGTTCCATCAATGATTGGAGATGCTTTTGCGCTTCGTCATTGCTCACAGGAACGTGTTTAGGTTCTTTGTGTTCTAGTTGTAGCGGTGGAGTGTAAAACTCTTGCTGACGGCCTTTTAACTGAGCTTTAGCAACCATCACGTTGTAGGTCCCGAAGAAATTATCTTGAGCTGCTCGCATTTGGCCGGCTTCGATCAAATACATAACCTCGTCTAAGGCGTACTTAGTGATTTGGGTAATAACCACGGAACGGTCAGTTGTAAACTTACATGCGCGAGACCAAGCTTCTTCTGGAGACATCCAACTTTCACCGATACACCAGGTGCGAAACTCGGCAAATGACGGCATAAAGCGTCCACCTGCTGTAAGTAATCGAGCAAGTGCATTGTTAAATTGGTTTTGTTGAACGCCAACCAGTGTTTTAAGTGCGATTTGCTCAACCACTGACAGAGGAATTGCACTTTCGCCTGTTGCTGGAAATTGCTTATTGAACTGAGCAGCGTAAACAGTGCGAAGAGAAGCGATTAATTGACGCACTTCGTTCAAGGTAATCTCATGCATGACCTACCTCCTCAATCATTGGAAACTTTTTTGCTGGGGTTACATCCACGATTTGAGATTCGCTCTGTTCTTCAAAAAGATTAGCGAAGTAACCCGACTCTTGTGGTTTTTGACCGGTTGAAGTGATTTGCTCTTGTTTCTTGCGGTTTGCAGCAACTTGTTTCTCGTTGTTTTGAACCCAAGAGAACCACTTAACCAACCAGATGCTTGGTGTATTCAACGAACTTGATTCGTTTGCAAAGTACCAGTCACCGAAATTTTGAATCATGGTTCTCAAGTCGATTTCAGGTACAGAAACAAATCTTTGTTGAGCAAGTGAGATGAAATCGTATTGAAACTCGCTGTATTCAGAAATGAATTCACGCATTGAGTAACGCTTGTGATCATCGATCTGATACTGAGCAAATTGGATTGGTGTAAATTGCGAATTTTCTTCACGCGCATTACTACTACTATCTATATATTGGTTATCGGTTAACGGTTTATGGTTAAGGTTTTTTTGGCTTTCACTTTCAGAACCCAAAATTAACCCACTGGGTTTTTGTGGGTTTTCAGAATTAACCGAGTCGCCTTCACTTTGGTTTTCTTTAGGTTTTTCCTTACGTGGACGCCCACCTTTCTTACCATTTTCACGATTTTTATCCCCTACTTTTTGATAAGCGGCGATTTCTGAATCACAACGTTTGTTGTGAAACCCGTCTTCCTCTTCCACAAAAAACTCTTGCAGCACAATTAATACTGCATCCCTTTCTTCTTGGGTATTTGCACGTAACCGACGAAAAACCGACTGGGTTTCTTTGGGTAATGGTTTTTCATTCAAATAATAAAAATCGAGAGCACGGCGATAAAAGCACTCTTCAACTGGGCTAAGGTGCGCTGTAGCAACCATAAAGTCGCTGATATGGTGGAGATATTTATACATCAGTGACTGCTCCTAATTTTACAAGACCGCGCATTTCCAACTGACGAATAATTCTTGGAGGAATAAATTCGTTGTTGATTTTGTAGCGAATACGAGACTTTTCTTTCACCTGAATTAGTTTGTGCCCATCCTCCATGAGACGGCGAACTGCTATAGCCTGCCCCCCCATATGGGTTAATTCTTCAAGTTGATAAAATCTTTCCTGAGCCTCAATTGCGGCATTCATAACTGAAAGTGGCATAGCTGCTAATTCTTTAGCCGAATAGATCTTTACTGGTTGTTCCAGTGGAATCACCACCTCTAGCGGTGTGGTGGAAACGGAAATATCCTGTTTTCTTCTTGCTGCATATCTCACTTTTCACCATCCTTTGGCTTAACATAACCTCCAAAAGAATCAACCAAACACGCCTTGGTTAAGCTGGTTACAATCTGCTGTGCCAACCACTGCGTTATGCGAAATTGACGAGCCATGGCTTCTGAAAACTCAACCTTCGTAACCGCAGCATTATTTTCGTCATAACCTTTGTTACGTAAATTTTGCTTTTTCACCTCAAATAGGTGCCCAAGCACTCGCAATGCAGGCTCGTAAAAAGATTGGATTTCACTTTGCTGACGAGAATCTTTGATTTGCTGTGTAAAGCTGTTCATGACACCTCCGCTAATGCTTGCTCAGCTTTTGTTAGGCGGCGTTTAGCGTTGAGCTCTGCTACTGTTGCTGTACGGATTTCTTTTGATGAAACCAGAATCAAATGATTCTCCGATTTGATAGTCCACAACCTAGTCAAAGTTTTATTTTTAACCTCAAATAAATCGTTTGATTTAAAACTTCGACACTCTTTAGTAAGTACTACAACGTCACCTATTAAAAAATCTGGTGAGTTGAGTTCGATTGGTTGTTCTGATAAATTGTTTGTGTTCATTTGATCCACCTCATTTGAATGCCTAACCACTCCTGTTCCCGCAGGTAGTGGTTTTTTAATATCCAAGCTTTTCTTTTTGACCACTGATTTCGTCATGAAATAAGTCATCCACCGTTTCTATACGGTTCATCCAGCTTTTAGACATAACTAAAAGTGCAGCAACACGTTCCTTATCAATGCTTTGATAATCTTTAGGAACGACTTTTAATCCAAGCAAACTCAATAGCTCGCAAAACATTTCAATTTCATTCAAGCCATTGTTTTTCTTATCTGTTTTAAGTCGAGTAATAGTGCTTGGATCAACTTTTAATTGTTCAGCA